TTGCTGCCGCTTTAAGCGATGGCGATACCACATACTACGCTATTGTTGATGCTGGTACTGGTGACTTCGAAGTAGGTCTTGGTACCTACAACGCTGGCGTACTTGCACGTACTACTATTCTTGAGTCCTCTAACGCTGGCTCTATTGTTAACTTGCAGGCTGGTGAGAAAGAAGTATTCATTACTTACCCTGCTGAGAAGTCTGTCTATCTAGACGCTTCTAACAACCTGAATGTACCCGGCCTTGTTGATGGTCGTGACATTGCAGCGGATGGCTTGAAGCTAGACGGTATTGAGGCTAACGCTACTGCTGATCAGACGGGTGCTGAAATTAAAACCCTGTATGAAGCACAGGCTGATACTAACGCATATACTGATGCTGAGAAAACCAAGCTGGCTAACATTGAGGCTGGCGCTACTGCTGACCAGACTAAAGCTGACATTGATGCGCTGGGCATTAACGCAGCTACTCTGGAGGGTAACGATGCTGCGTACTTCACTGATTATACAGACACTGCCATTTCTAATCTTTTAGATTCTGCACCGGGTACACTGGACACACTGAACGAGCTAGCTGCTGCACTCGGTGATGATGCTAACTTTGCTACTAATGTAAGCAATAGCATTGCTGCTAAAGTTGCTAAGTCTGGTGATACCATGACAGGCGACCTCTCCTTTGGTGATCTCAATAAAGCCCGCTTTGGTCCTTCAAATGAATTACAGATTTACAGCGGTGATGCTGCATCTGCCATTATTTCCTCTACTGAGCTGACCATACGTGGAGATGTTATTACATTATTTGGAGCATCTTGGGCTACCCTATTTAAAGCAACAGACTTAGGTTCTGTAGACTTATATCATACTAACACCAAGAGGCTCTCCACCACCAACGCAGGCGTAGATGTCACTGGAAACATTACTCTATCTGGAACTGTAGATGGACGTGATGTGGCTGTTGATGGTGCTAAACTTGATGGCATTGAATCTGGTGCAACTGCAGATCAGACCATCACTGCAGGTAGTGGTCTTACTGGTGGCGGTACTGGTGACGTAACTATCTCCCATGCTGACACCTCTGCTCAGGTATCTGTGAATAACTCCAATGGCACTGTCATTCAAGACGTAACTCTTGATACATATGGTCACGTTACAGGTCTCACTTCTATTAACCTAGATGGTCGTTATTACACTGAGACTGAAGCTGATAGCCGCTTTTGGAACGTCTCTGGTGACCTTACACCCACAGGCCAGTATAAAATTACACATAGTAATACTGGAACAGACCCATACGTTTCATTAATTATTGTAAATACGGAGACTTCAGCTGGTATTCGTCTTGATGCTAATAATGGAAGTGGGCGTCAGTGGGAAATACAGTCATTAAACGATGGTAGACTTATTGTATACGATAGGGATGCTGGTCTATACAGACTAGCTATAGCTACAAATGGTGCATTATACAACGGCAATGGCACCAATCGTATCTTTGCAGAAGATTACCACCCCAATGCCGACAAGCTAACCACTGCACGTACCATTACACTTAATGGTGATGTGTCTGGTTCTACTTCTTTTGATGGCTCTGGTAACGTAACACTTACTGCTACTGTAGCTGATGATAGCCACAACCATACTAATATATCCCTAGACATGAGTTTTGGTCGTGAGACCCAGAACATCGACACTTATGATCCTGATAGTTTCTGGGCTACCTCAAAGGGCACTGGTGGTTCTGGCACTTATCCAAGCAACTATGTTAACATTTACAACTTTGCTGGTAATGGTTCTTCTGAAGGCACTCAGCTTGCAACCTACTACGGTAGCAATAACAAGACTTGGATACGCACTCGCAGCGATACTAATAATTCGTGGCTTGGCTGGGAACAGATTTGGACATCTGGCACGGACGGTTCAGGCTCTGGCCTAGACGCTGACCTTCTAGATGGTCAACATGGTTCCTACTATTACCCAGCATCGAACCCTAACGGCTACACCTCAAACGTAGGTGACATCACTGGAGTCACGGCTGGCAGCGGCATATCAGGCGGCGGCACAAGCGGCACTGTGACGATCTCGCACGCGGATACATCTTCGCAAGCGTCCGTCAACAACAGCGGCGCGACGGTAATTCAAGATGTGACGCTTGATACGTATGGTCACGTCACTGGTCTTGCCAGCGCAACTCTATCTGCGTCAACCGTGGGTGCTTTGGCACTAACTGGTGGCACTGTCACTGGAACTGTTACCATTGACACAGGTTCCAGCTCATCAGACGCTCTTGTTATTCGCGGCACATCCCCAACAATCAGTATGATTGATGAGGGGTCTGAGGATGATTTCTACATCCATGTGAACAGTAATAATTTTTATGTTCTTCGTGATGCTGCGGGGGCTGATGGGGTCGGAACTGGCTGGGATACCCCACATCCATTACAGCTAGAAGGCGACACAAACGTTGGCTATTTGTTTGGCAACGTCATGTGGCACGCTGGCAACGACGGCGCTGGTTCTGGCTTGGACGCTGATCTTCTGGATGGGGTACAGGGGTCATCTTATCTGCGTAGTGATACGTCTGATACCATGACTGGTCTCTTGACCATGAATAACACTATAACTTACAATGACGTTTCTAGATACTGGCTATCTACGGCAACAAACTGGGGTATCTACTGGGATACCACTGATAATAGAATTGAATTTCATGGTGCAGGAACAGATCGCTTCAACGTTGATCTAGATGATGGAACGGTCAGAGGAACAAACTTCCGTGCATCGAATGCTTTTTATTTAGGTGAAAACAACTATTACCTAAACAACACCAATAATGGTTGGTACTCAAACGTCCATATTGCTTCTGCAACATATCTGGCTGCACCTAGCGGCAACTTTTCTGATCGTGTTAATGCGCACGAAATTCGCACAAACAATGGCCAAGAGCTTATTCTTAACGCTGGTGAAGCTGCATCTTATGCTACAGGGCAGACAAGTGAGTATGTCTATATAAACGCTGAGAATGGGCTGCAAGTTACTACATCACCAGACAACTGGGGTAGTGGCTGGGCTGGTCGTAACACCACCATTATTACAGGGACTGGCATTACCATTAATGGTACCACTGCTTGGCACGCTGGAAATGATGGTTCAGGTTCTGGCCTAGACGCTGACCTTCTTGATGGGCAACATGGCTCTTACTATGCCCCTGTTAATGATGCAACATTTACTGGCTTTTCCCACTTTGATGAGGTAGCGGTTGGCAGTGGGCAGTACTTTGTATCTTTATCAGGCGTAGATGGAAGTATTTATGCATCAGGCAATGTTACAGCCACTTCTTTCACAGGTGATGGCTCTGGGCTGACCAACCTTCCTGCTGCATCTGCGAAGAATGACATTTTCTGGGAGAACGGTCAGACTGTCACTTCGAATTACACGATCACAAACGGCAAGAACGCAATGTCGGCTGGGCCAATCACAATCAATAGCGGAGTGACTGTAACGGTTGGCGCTGGCGAAACATGGACGGTGGTATAAATGAGCACACTTAAGGTTAACAGCATTACCCCTGCCAACGCTGGATCAGAGGATTACTTCCTTGCCCGTGCGTGGGTGAACTTTAATGGCACCGGGACAGTGGCTATTCGTGCGGACGGTAATGTGTCGTCTATTACGGATAACGGGACTGGTGACTACGGCGTGAGCTATTCAAGCGGCATTTCTGATGCAAGCTATGCTATATCTGGATCAGCGGGACGTTCAAACCCAAGTTATATGTTCAGCAAACATGGTTCAGTAGACCCAACAACCTCTGCTTGTAGGATTACTTGTATCATTCCAAATGTGAACTACTACGACGAAACTCAAATGCACGTGGCGGTGCATCGATGACAGATTACCGCATCATATTCGAAGACCCTGACTTCCCAGAAGAACCCGCAAAGGTTCTCGTTCCGTCTGACAACTGGATGGCTGACGCTATGGCTGGCAAGCTGCCACCGATCAGCGTCTATTGGGCATTGCAGGATGATGAACAGAAGGCAATTGATGAAGGCCGTCACGAAGGCTTCAAGCATGATCACGACAAGTGGACGGCGCAATTCACTGCGCCTCGCATTGGCCCTCTGACCGAACAAGAAGCCATTGAGTATCTGATCATGAAAGACATCCCACGGCGTGTCTGGGGGCAGCAACACAACCGCCCAATGTTTAAGATTGTCACGAAGGATCAGGTTCCATCTGACCGATCTTTCCGTAACGCATGGAGGCTCGCAGCATGAGCACAATCAAAGTTAATACGATCCAGAACACGTCTGGCGTCGAGCAATACACTGCGAAGGCTTGGGTTAACTTTAATGGCGAAAGCACTGTGGCTATTCGTGCTGATGGTAATGTTTCATCCATTACGGATATTGGGACTGGTCGATATACGATCAATTATTCATCTAGCATGGTGGACAGCAACTATTCCATTACGGGGTCTGCACACGGCAACACGATTTATCCTGAGATTGGCTATGCAATCCAATATACCTCTGGCACGCCAGTTTTGTCGGGTAGCTTATTTATATACACTGGATACTCAAATGCTGGATCGGCAGCCGTTGTTGATCTTCCAATAATTAGCATCACAATAAATCGCTGACCGCCTACAAGGAGAACCAGAATGGCTAAGACACTGATTAAGATCGGCGCACTCACTGTAGATGCCGCAGACTACGAAACCCCAACCGAACGCACATTCCGTGAGGCGTGGACGTTTGGCTCTACCCCAGAGGCTGGCATTATTTCCGTGGACATGGATAAAGCCCGTGACATCTGGCGTGACAAAATCCGTCAAGCCCGTGCTGGCAAGCTGGAAGCACTGGATGCAGAGTTCATGAAGGCTCTGGAGACAGGTGCAGACACATCTGCTATCGTAGCTGAAAAGCAGGCACTGCGTGATGCACCGTCTGATCCTGCTATTGATGCAGCGACAACGCCTGACGAACTGAAATTGGTGCAACCTGCTGGATTGAAGGTGGAGTGATATGGTCAGCGTAATTCGAGGTAACGACAACTTTGATAGTGCAAATGGTGGGCCTAATGCCACTGCTGGTGCTGTTGGTACATATGCGTTTCTTTCCCCGGCCTCAACAAACGCTCAGAGATTGCCTGGGACCACTTGGGCAGGTTCAAACCTACGTTTTGCAAGCGGTTCTGGTAATAGTGAGAGATCGACTTCAGCAACAGCCCCATCCGGGACATGGCGTCTCATGGGGTCAAATGGTTATTGGAACAATGGCTCTAACACTAGTTCTTCAGCATTTCAATGTTCAGTATGGCTAAGGATTGCTTGACATGAATTATCGCAACGCAAAATACATAGACCCTATTCGTATCGATTGCGAGATTGAACACCCGATACACGGATGGATACCTTATAGCTTGGACCCGTCTGACACTGACATGACCATCAACAACGATGATCTATTGGCTGCTATGTCCCAGAATGGTGACGTTGCTGCATATGTACCACCAACTCAGGCAGAACTTGACGCACAAGCTGCGGAAGCTGTCCGTGCCGAACGTGATATGAAGCTGACAACCGAAGTCGATCCAATCGCTGGCAATGCTTTGCGCTGGGCAGCACTGACAGCAGAACAACAACAGGCTTGGGCAGACTACCGTCAGGCTCTGCTTGATGTTCCTACACAAGATGGTTTTCCTCATGATGTAGTATGGCCTACTAAACCTGAGTAATCTCTAATACATAAGGACATCCAATGTTTGGTATAACCTCTTTCTCAGGTGC